AGCGGCCGGGCATCTTCCGCTGGGCGGTACAGGGGGCAATCGACTGGTACCGGTACGGGATGCCGCGGTGCCTGCGGGTGGATAATGCCAACGAGGACTACCGCAACGAGATGGACCGGGTCAAGGAGTTTATAGACGACTGTCTGGTGCGCACACAGGGGAGTGCGCTGCCGAGCCACCGCATCTACGCGGTCTACCGGGCGTGGGCGGAAGAGAATGGGGAGCGGTATCCGCTGGGACAGAAGAAGTTTTCGACCGAGCTGGTGGACAACCATCGGTTTTTTCGGCGAAAAACCATGCGCTTTTCGGAGTTTCTGGATGTGGAGTTTTCCGCGATTGGGCGCGAATACCTCGCGATGGCCCCGCAATCCCCCACCGGCTAATGGCGGATATGGTGGATTGCAGGCGTTTGCGTAAACTTTCCCCTATGTTTCCTTAGGGAACTTCTTAGCATTGACTCCATATCTACCATATGTACCATCCAAGGATACACCATATCTATTATTTATCTTTTATATTTATTTTTAAAAAAGGGAAAAAGGAGAAAAGAATGAACAGAAAAGAGAAGCAGCGCCGGGCGCAGAGGTATCTGCTCGCGCTGGCAAGGCTCGAACGGAAATGCGAGGAGGCGGCGCGCTGGGAGTCGATCGCCGAGGGGAGCGATCCGGGCGGGAAAAACCAGGTCAAGGTGGCCGCGCTGCATATCCGCGCCGAGTGCGAGGAGCTGACCCGTCAGGTGCAGGAGCTTCGGGGGGATCTGATGCGGGCCATAGGCGGGATGAACAACGAGAAATACAGAGAGGTGCTCGAAGCGCTCTATCTGACAGGGGATTCGGTTGCGGACTTTTGCAGGCAGAAGGGGTGGTCCAAGCGATATACGCTGCAACTCAAAGCCCGGGCATTGGATGCGCTTGACCTGTAAGCCGAAAATTTTTTAATTAGTTCACCTTTTATGTAGTTTTTCTTACAAAAGTTCACCTTGAAAAGGGCACCATTCTTGACGTATAATAAACCTGTAGAGATGTACCCGAAAGGGTGCGTCTCTTTTTTGTACGCAAATCAAATCCCCGGTACAAAATCAAGCGGGGCAATGCGCTGCCGGAAGCGGCTCGACAGCGTCCACGCAGAGGCGGCTGGGCGGCCCTGCATGGCAGGGCTTTTGATCCGGGCTTCGCAGTCTGCGTGGCCCGCCGGGCAAAGGTACTCCTGACGGGGCGGCTTGTGCGCGGGTCCGTTGAGCGCGAAAAAAAGCTCCGTAAAACCCGAAAAATCCGGTTTGATCTTTTGATTTTCCAATCCTGCCCAGATCGTCAGAAATCTTGTGCAGGTTGCCGGAAGCCGGACAGAACGCCGCGGGGTTGTGCAGAATGACGGGATTTCCGGGCAGCCGGAGCAGGATGCCGGAAAAATCCTGTCAAAATGACGAAGCAGAGGGAGGGGGCTATGACGGAGAAAGCGGAGCTGTATTTCGAGGACGGAACGGTGGTGCTCTGCACCCGCCTGACCGCCGCATACTTCGGGGTGACCACCGCGACCCTGAGCAACTGGACGCGCAGCGGATGCCCGCAGCTCAGACGCGGGTACTACGACCTCAAGGCAGTGCTTGACTGGCGGGCCAAGCGGGAGGAGCGTCCGGAGATGCCGTCCGACCCGGAGCAGATGAGCGCGGGGGAGCTGCGGCTGCACTACGACGCCCAGCTCAAACAGGCGCAGTTTGAGGCCCGGCAGTTCCAGAACCGGCTGGCCGCGGGGGAATACCTCCCTCGTGTGCAGGTGGTGCGGGACCTCTCCCGGTTCCTGCTGGTCTTAAAAACGGCGGTCACCGGGCTGGGCCGGGAACTGGGGCTGCTGGTGTCGCCCTATGTGGACGGCGACACCGCCCGGCGGCTGAACCATAGGATCGACGAACAAATCCGGGAGGGGCTCGAGCAGATCGCGGTGGGCGGGATCGCGCGGGAGGAGCTGGATTCGGATGGCGGATAACCGGTACAGCCCGCCTGATTGGATCCGGGAAGCGCTTGAAGCGCTGCGCCCGCCCCGGCGGGAGCGGGTCAGCGAATGGGCGGACCGCTGCCGCATCCTCGGCGAGGGGCAGTCGAGCAAGCCCGGCCGGTGGCGCACCTCCTACACCCCCTATCTGCGGGAGCTCATGGACGCGTTCAACGACCCGGAGGTGGAGGAGATTTCATTCGTGAAGTGCACACAGGTCGGCGGCACCGAGGCGGAACTCAACATGATCGGGGCCGCGCTCTGCAACGATCCCGCCCCCATCCTGATGGTGCTGCCGCAGAAGGAGCTGGCGCAGCTGGTGTCAGAACGGAGAATCCAGCCGATGATCCGGGCCTGTCCGGAGCTGGCGCGGCAGTATCTGGAGGGGAGTAAGTGGGACGACCTGGGGTTCCGCAGCGGTGTGTCGATCGGGATCGTGGGCGCGAACTCCCCGAGCGATCTGGCGAGCCGCGCGGTCCGGTACCTGTTTCTGGATGAGGAAGATAAGTTCCCGGCGCGGTCCGGGAAGGAATCGGCTCCGGCGGCGCTGGCCAGGGAGCGGCTCAAGACCTATCCGGGCAGCAAAAAGATGGTGCGCATGTCCACACCGGTCTTTGAGGATGGCCCGACCTGGCAGGCATGGCTGAAGGCGGACACCCGGATGGAATGCTTCGTGACCTGCCCGCACTGCCACGCCGAATGGACCTACAAGTTCGGACGGCTCAAGTGGCCGGAGGGCGCTACTGCGGACCAGGCACTGACCCAGGCGGTCTACCTCTGCGAGGAATGCGATGCGGTCATCAGTGAAGCCGACCGGGCGGAGATGCTCCAAAGCTGCCGGTGGAAGGCGGTCGATACTAACGGGAGCCGCCGCAGGATCGCGTTCCGGCTCAACGTATTCTATTCGCCGTGGGTGCGGCTGGGGGAGATCGCGGCCAACTGGATCGAGAGCGAAAGCGCGCCCGAGCTGCGTCAGAATTTTATCAACTCCTGGCTGGCCGAGCCGTACAAGGAGATCGACCGGCAGATGGACGCCGAAACCCTGCTCGAAACGCGGCAGGGGCAGTACCCGGCAGGGAGGGTTCCGCCCGATACGGTCATGCTGACCGGCGGGGTGGATGTGCAGAAGCGGTGCCTCTATTGGACGGTGCGGGCGTGGCGGGTCAACATGACCAGCTTCAACGTGGCGCATGGGCAGGCGTTCTCCTGGGGCGAGCTGGAACGGGTCATGAACGCCTGGTACGAGGATGCGCAGGGCGGGAAGTATCAGGTGAACCTGTGTCTGGTGGACGCGGGATACGAGACCGACACGGTGTTCGACTTCTGCGCGGTCAACAGCAGCTGGGCGGTGGCGAGCCGCGGGTCGTCCTCCCGGATGCAGAGCAAATACCGGGCGGGCCGGATTGAGCGCAACGGGATGGCGGACGGCCAGCTGATGCTCTGGGTGGACACCGACTTCTACAAAGACATGATCTTTTCCCGGCTGTTCCGGGAGGTGGAGAATGGAGGCTGGTTCCTGCACGACGGGTGCGACCCGGCATACGCCGAGCAGATCACCGCGGAACACAAGGTGATCGAGCGCAGACGGGGACATCTGGTCAGCCGGTGGGAACAGAAGATCACGGGCGGGGACAACCACTACCTGGACTGCGAGGTCTACGCGGCCTGTGCGGCGGACGTCTATGGGCTGCGCACCATCTACAGCAGGCAGGCACAGGCGGAACAGCCTTCGCCGCAGCCGGAAAGCCGTCCGGAGCGGCCGCGCAGGCATGGAAAATCATTTAGACGGAGGGGATCGGTATGAGTGAACTGTCGGAACTCAAGGAGCGGCGCGCGGCCCTGCTGAAAGCGATCAACCGGATTGAAAACGGGGCGCAGGAATACCGGCTGGGGTCGCGCTCGCTCAAATATGCGGACCTTGGGACGCTGTATGCGCAATACGAGCAGCTTACCGGCCGGATCAGCCGGATGGAACGTCCGGCATATACGGTGGCGGTGCTGGGACGGAGGCGGGGCGGATGAAACAGAAGATGAGCCTGCTCAACCGGATGCTGCTGCCGATCGCGCCGAGGCTCGCCTGTGAGCGGGAGGCATGGCGGCGGCACGCACAGCGGAACTTCTACGCGGCAGCCGACCGCAGCCCCCGCAGCGCGGGGATGGCGCAGTCAAACACGACCGGGGAACAGGCCAACCAGGGGGCGCGGGAGATCATCCGGGCGCGCGCGCGGGACCTCGAGCGCAACTCGGACGTCATGAACAGCCTGCTGCTCGCGTTCGAGCGAAACGTGATCGGGAGTGGGATCGTCTTACAGGCGAAAATCCGAAGCGCGGACGGTACGGAGGAGGAAGCGCTCAACAGCCGGATCGAGCGGCTGTGGCGCAGGTGGTGCAGGCCGGGCAGCTGCGAGGTTTCCGGCCGGTTCGGGTTCCGGGAGGTGCTGGCGCTCTGCCTGCGGAGACGGCTGGTGGACGGCGGGATCCTGGTTGTCCGGTCCTACTTTGAGGGCCGGTACCAGCTCCAGCTGCTCGAGGTGGATGACCTGGACACGACGGTACAGGGGCATGAGGGCCGCCGGGTGATCGGCGGGATCGAGGTGGACGACTACCGGCGGGCGCTGGCCTACCACATCCGGGTGTATGACGCGTGGGGGTTCCCGGTCGAAACCCGCCGCATCCCCGCGGACCGGGTGAGCTATCTGTCCTGCCTGACCCGCACCAGCCAGATCCGGGAGATCTCCCCGGCCGCACCGTCGGTAGGGCGGGTGGACGACCTCAACGAGCTGCTGGACGCGGCGGAGGAGAAGGAGCGGGTGCAATGCCATTTTTCGATGGCAATCAAGAAAACAGAGGGAACGCTCAGCGGCGGCCTGGCCGGATTGGGCAGGGGCTTCGGGCAGGCGCAGCGGGAAGGGGACCGGGAACCGCCGGCCGAGCTGCTGGAGCAGGGGATGGTGGTCTATCTGAACCCGGGGGAGGAGGTCCAGCCGATCTCGCAGGCAGGCACCAGCTCGACGGTCGACCCGCTGGTGCGCACCGCCCAGCGGCTGGCAGGCAGCAGCGTGGGGCTGAGCTACGAGGTGGCGTCGCGGGATATGTCGCAGGTGACCTACTCGTCCGCGCGGCAGGGGCTGCTGGAGGACCAGAAAACCTACAGGGGCCTGCAAACCTGGCTGATCGACCATCTGTGCGAGACGGTCTATGAGGAATGGCTCGACTGGATGGTGCTGAGCGGCCGGCTGTAGCTGCCGGGATACGAACGGGACGCGGAGCGGTATCAGGAGCATGTGTGGCTGTGCAGCGGCTGGGACTGGATCGACCCGCTCAAGGAGGCGAACGCCAACCG